ATAAGTGGATGTGTCAACTATTATGAATCCCTTATAAATCAAGAGGTTACGTCACAAGGCTTGCTAAGTCATTGATATCATTGAACAATTTATCTTCCATTTTATTACCGTTATTTACTATAGAAGATAAATAATATTATGAAGGATTTAAAGTATGTTCCTGAAGCTAAGAAGTTGCAACCAGGCGGTGGCCAGGGCAGATATCAAACCCCTGAAACTTGGATTACTGGCCCTTGCCCTTATAGACGTGACAAATATTATGCTTGGTTAAAGCATCGTAGTCAAGCACGTTACCGCAAAGAAGCATATGACTTAACCTGGGAACAGTTTGAAATGTTATGGTTCAATGAAGAAGATTGGTCTAATAGAGGCAAACAATCCACTAACATATGTATGAGTCAAATAGATTATACTGTTGGTTGGACTCTTGACAACATTGAAATTATAACAAGACTTCAACAATTAAGGAAGCCTAAGAAAAATGCTAGATCCTAACTTTGACCCCTTGTATGAAATGCAAATGCAAGGCCTTGCAATTCAACACAGTCAAAAAGTAATCGAATCCTTGTGCAATGAAATCCAACGTTTAGATGGATTAGTCCAGGAAATGGCAAAGAACCAACTAGACGTTACTGAACTGTTAATGAAGAATCAAACCAATATTAAATATATTAGCGAAATGTTAGAGCGTGAGGGACAATGAATCTAACCAAGCTTCAACAAGACATTGCTGACGATCCACACCGCTTTAAAGTAGTAGTTGCCGGAAGACGTTGGGGTAAAACATTCCTCAGTGTTAGACAGTTATGCTACTATGCAAGACTACCCAACAAGGAAGTATTTTACATTACAAGTTCCTACCGTGCCGCTAAGATGATTGTATGGAAGCCCCTTAAGAAACGTTTAACTGAACTTAAATGGATCAAGAAGATTAATGAATCAGAACTTTCAATTACCCTTCGTAATGGTAGCACTATAAGTCTTAAGGGTGCTGAGAACGGTGATGCACTTAGAGGCCCCTCACTTTGGTATTGTGTTTTTGACGAAGTTGCTGACATTGATTCAGATGTTTGGATGAGTGTTATACGTCCAAGTCTTGCAGACCAAGAAGGACACGCATTGTTTATTGGCACACCCAAAGGCAAAGGCAATTGGTTATATGACTTGTATAACCTCCAGGAAGAAATACCTCTTGTATGGAAAGGTTGGCAACATACTACTCTAAGTAATGGCTTTGTTAGTGCAACTGAAGTTCAAGATGCCAAACGTGATATGACTGAGAAACAGTTCCGTCAGGAGTTTGAAGCAACGTTTGAAACAACTGAAAACAGAGTAGGATATTGCTTTGAACGTGAGCATAACATACAAGAAGCACCAGAATTTGCAGATCACAGCGTTATACACATTGGTATGGACTTTAACGTAAGCCCTGCAACAGCGGCAATCTTTGTTGAAGTAAATGACAAGGCTTACCAAATTGATGAAATACAAATGTATTCATCTAACACCAACGAAATGGTAGATGAAATAATAGCACGTTATCCATCTTCTAAGAAATTTGTTTACCCTGATCCTAGTGGCAACCAGAGGCGCACTAGTGCTGGGGGTCAGACTGATCATACTATATTACACAATGCTGGATTTGTTATTAAAGCACCACGCAAACACGACCCTATTAGAGACCGTGTTAATGCTATAAATGCACGTTTCAAGTCAGCAGATGGCAATAGACACTTGTTTATTGGCAAATCAAATAAATATAGTATAGAAAGTCTAGACAAATACACATATAAAGATGGGACACAAATCCCTGATAAAGATTCTGGCTGGGATCATATGTTTGATGCTATGTCTTATTACGTGGCCTATAGATGGCCATTAAGGCGTGACGTTGATCCGGAATTAATTCAACCACAACGATGGGGACATTCGTTAGCATAAGGAAAACACTATGGACGCAATACAGAAATTAAATGACGCTATCGCAAAGGTCGCTGGCGGCAATGACTTATACGATACATACAAAGAAACTTGGCAATACTTGCTTGAGAGTTACATTGGCGGTGAAGAATACCGTCGTGCAAACCACCTTGTTAGATACCAACTTGAAACAGAACCTGAATACCAAGCACGATTACGCACAACACCATTGGAAAACCATTGTGCCAGCGTAATTAGTGTTTACAATTCATTCTTATTTAGAACAGAACCAAAGCGTGACCTTGGTTCTATTGAAAACCTAGCAGAAACTTACGACTTTATGCGTGATGCAGACTTTGATGGACGTAGTTTAGATAACTTTATGAAAGACGTTGCTACTTGGACAAGTGTGTTCGGACACGCCTGGGTCATTGTTAGCAAACCTAACATTAATGCAACTACAAGAGGCGATGAAGTTGAAGCTGGAGTTAGACCTTACCTAAGTGTTCTTACACCATTAGTTGTATTAGATTGGAATTGGTCAAGAAGCCCAAGTGGTAGATATCAACTTAACTATTTTAAATATCTTGAAGATGTTAACAAGGATGTCCATACAGTTAAAGAGTGGACCAATGACGTTATAACAACAACTGTTATTGATATGGGCGAAGAAACAATAACAGACACAATAATTGAACCAAACGGTTTGGGCAAGATTCCAGCCGTGTGTGTTTACAATAAGAAGGGCGTTGTCAAGAGTATTGGTATTAGTGACATTGCCGACATTGCAGACGCACAACGTTTTATCTATAATGCCACAAGCGAAATAGATCAAAGCATCAGACTAGACAGCCACCCAAGTCTAGTAAAGACACCAGAAACTAATGCTGGTATCGGTGCTGGTTCAATCATACATATGCCAGAGAACTTAGATCCTGGCCTAAAGCCTTACATACTAGAGTTTAGTGGTGCAAGTGTTGACAAGATACTAGGTGCAATTCAACACCAAGTTAGCAACATTGACAAGATGGCAAACACAGGTGCTGTTCGTGCTACTGAAAGTCGTGTAATGAGTGGCATTGCTATGGAAACAGAATTCCAATTGCTTAATGCTAAACTATCAGAGAAAGCGGATCAACTAGAACTTGCTGAAGAGCAGATTTGGAAATTGTTCTGTGAGTATATGGGCTATGCTTGGAATGGCGATATTGATTATCCAGGAAGTTTCAACATTAGAGACACTGGTAGTGAAATTGCACAACTTAAAACAGCCGCTGAAACTTCACCTAATGATCCACAGATCCAAAAGGGTATTGCAATCAAAGTGGCTGAATGGATGGAACTAGAGTATGATGAGGATGAAGTTATGCCTACAACAACTCCAGAGGATCGTCCAGTGCATATGCAAGAAATGATTATGGGCGGATATGAAGATGCTCAAATATTAGCACTTCATCCAGAAGTAACTCAGAACGATATTAACAATGCAAGAACAGCATTATTAACTAACCAAGGAGAATAACTATGGCTTATGGCAGAGGTAAAGGCACTAAGAAGAAACCTATGAAGAAACCTAAAAAGAAAAAGACTAAGAAATATTAACTATGGCACGGCCAAGAGTTAAGAAATACAAAGGCAAAAGCGTATGTAAAGGTAATTGTGCTGGACACAGAGCCGGAGCAAGATACGCAAGGAGTGGCGGGGGAAGCCCTAGTCCACATTCACGTAGTTTTAACAACGGTATGGCGATTGCTAACGGCACGTTTAAAAGGCGTAAGAAATCACCATAACTTAACCGTTATTTACTGTAGATGCTAAATACATATACAAATAAATTATACTCTAACAGAAGGAGGCGAGGTAACAATGACCGATCAAGAAACATTGGCACAAGATAACGCAACTGAAGCGGCAACTTTACAAACAGAAATTCAGGCAGAGGCAGAGACTGCAAAGACTTATTCTCAAGATGAAGTGAACAATATGATGGCTCGAATGAGAGGTAGTATTGAAAAGAAACTTCTAAAACCATATGAAGATTTAGGTGATCCTGAAGAATTGCGTGGATTGCGCGAAGACGCACAAGCAAGGAAACAGGAAGAGCAAATTAAACGTGGTGAATTTGAAAAGACTTTACAGGAAATGGCTTCTAAAAAGGATGCTGAAATTAAGATGAGAGACGAAGTAATCAAAGAATACAAAGTCAATTCGCCGTTACTGAATGCGGCCGCCAAATATCGTTCTGTTAACCCAGAACAGGTTAAGGCTTTACTGTCAACTTCTGTTAGATTGAATCAATCTGGTGACGTTGAAGTAGTTGGTGATGATGGATCCGTTCGCTATGATGATAGTGGCGCACCCATTGGCGTTGAAGATTTGGTTAAAACCTTCCTTGATACTAATCCCCACTTTGTTCAGCCAACAGCGAGCACGACTAATACACAGTCAAATGCAGGTGTTGGAATGAGTAAGGGCTTAGACATCAATAGTCTTGATATGAAAAATCCTAAACATAGAGAGTTAGCGAAAAAACATTTCGCTGACATAAAATAATGCCAACATTATTATTTAATTAAGGAGATATAACAATGGCTAACACAACTTCGATTAATAGTGAACTGTTTCAGAACCTTTTGGTTCAGTCGCAAATTGCACTATATGAAAACTCTGTTGCACGTTCAGTAGCAACAGTATTTGACTACCCAGCTGGTGCTGGTAAAGTAGTTTCTGTTCCAGTATGGGCAGGAATGTCATCTAGCAAACCTGGTGAGGGCACAGCTCCTTCTGCAGGCACTACAAACACAACATCTGTAAGTATTACACTTGCTGAGCACGTTGTATACAATCAAGTTACTGATTTCTTACGCGATAGTGCGTCAGAAGATGTAATTTCTACACTTGCTAACCAAAGTGGTATGGCAATTGCTGAAGGCTTAGACGCTGAATTGATCGGATTATTTGCATCAGTTACACAGTCACTAGGCGCGGCAGGCACTGATAACACAGTTAACGACTTGATGAAAGCTTCTGCGATGATTCGTGCAAACAAGTATCAAGGTCCATTATTTTGCATCTTAAACCCTAAACAGGCTTATGGTGTTAAAGCGGCTTTAACTGCAACTAACAACTACCAGAACAGTTCTTCTGTTGCTGATGCTGTAATGAGTAACTACTACGTAGGCTCTATTGCTGGCATTACAGTTCTGGAGCACGCCGGCGTTGCTATTGACGGTGACGACGATGCAATTGGTTGCGTATTTGCACCACAAGCATTCGGACTTGCTCAGCGTGGCGGAATCGATATGGAAACTGATCGTCAAGCTAAAGAACGTGCTACTGATGTTGTAATGACTGCGGTTGCAGGCACAGCTATTCTACGTCCAGAACTTGCTGTTAAAATCGTAGGCGACGCGGCACTATAACCTAGGAGTATAGACAATGGCTTTTATTATTACAAGTGGAACTACAATAAGTTTCGCCGAGTATCAAGATATCTTTGATCGTGATCATAGACTTTTTGATTCTAATGAAAGCCTGACTGACGATGTTGTTGAAAATCTTCTTATAAGGGCGACCGAGCGTATTTTAACTAAGATACGCTCGTCAGCCTGGTGGGGTAATTACTATGTTTCGCGAGGAACAATAGCTGATTACCGCACAAGTGCAGACATTCCACCACTTGATATAGAACGTATACTGGAAAGACATAATGACTTTACAGACTTATGCGTCTATACAGCGTTAGGCGAATTCGTATTACCAATGGTTGCTGACTTTGGTAGTGAGGATAATGCAGAACGTCAAAAGATGGGATACTATACCCAGAAGGCAGAATCACTCCTAACAGAGTTGTTGACTGCTGGAGACTGGTATGACTTTGATAATGACTTAACAGTTGAATCATCAGAGAAATCACCAGGACAAATAAACTTGAAGAGGGTAAGATAAATGCGAGAAGATATCCTGTCGTATATTAAGACACTATCATTAGGATCATTTACAGTTAGTGATGAACTACCTAGAGATGACAGTGGTATGGCTTTATACTTAAAGAATCCAAAGAAACTATATGTGGACATTGGACAAGTAGAAGCAACACCATTAATCCAAACGCTTAGTGGCTTTGATGTGCATACAGAATCAACTACAGTCAGTGTATATTTCACGGCTGACGCGAAAACACTACCAGCAAATTATAGTTCGTTAACACAAAGTCTAAGACTTGGCAAAGATATCCAACAAGCAAAAGGGTTTAATAACCGTTCTGTGGATGTTCAAACTGAGTATGATGCGGATATGTTGATAACTAGAATAGATTACACATTTAGCAAAATAACTTAAGGAGCAAAAAAGATGGCTTATATCTATCCAGCACCAGGTAATACAAACGCACAGGTGATCCTGACTCTTGAAACAGTCGCCGGAACAAATACTGTGGGCTTGGTTTTACCTGCACTACAAGACGTTACGTTGAATAACGCAAACGACGTGTTTTCTTGGACGCAATTAGACGCATCCAGTAAACAACAAATCGCTACTACAGCGACAAACTCACTATCTATGAACATTGTTTTAGATCAAACAATATTCTTTGGTGATTCCACAGCAACAGGTGAAGACGCACAGATTGCAGGTATATTTGGATTGTCTAAAGACAAAACAAAGATTACTTTTGCACTCTATATGGGTGACACTGACGCTGGCGCAACTGGTAAAACTATCAGTGGAGCAGGCTATATCACTGGTTTAGCACCAACGGTATCAGCAGACAGTCCAGTATGGGTTTCGCCTATTACTGTAACTGTTGACGGCGACTACACAGTAGCCTAAGGCAAAGCGTGAGGGCACGGTAGAGGGGGATAAAACCCCCTCTATTCTCACATAACGATAAATAGATATATAGGACAGATAGATGGATATATTAGATTCAAAGTCAGACAGAGAACTCTTAAAGAGTTTAATAGCAGAAGTAGCCAAGGCAAACAATGAGTTGAATTGTGCTTATGCTGATACAAAGAAAGCCAAGAACCGTTTAAGTTTCTTAGTGGTATTAGCGAATAAATTGATCAATAGAACTGAGGATAAACAGAAATGAAATTAGAAACATTAGCAACCAAACCAAAATTAGTAACAGTAACCGTTGACGACGAGAAAATTGTCGAAGCATACGGTGAACCACTAGAATTCCACATTTACGATAGACATAGTATGGACACTTTTATGAAGCTAGCCGCTTTAGAAGGTGACAGTTCTGTTGGCGATATTGGAACACTAGTAGGCGATATGATACTTGACGAAAAGGGCAACAAAGTCCTTGTTGATGGCAACGTATTACCAATCGACGTTATGCTTAAAGTAATTGAGGTGGTGGTTAAACGCTTGGGAAACTCCGTGACCCAAACTTTGGAAACATCAGTCCAGAGCTAAATGCTCTACTGACACTTGACTTCGTTGCCAAACGTTATGGCAAACTGCCAAGTGGTGTTTTAAGGGATGGGGATACTATTGATGTTCAATGTGCCAATCTTGCTGTTCAATATGAAAATTATCTTCATAAGAAAACAGAAGACGAAGCCAATGGCATTAAGCACACAGAACACTCCCAATCAGAACTGCTAAATATGATAGAGAGGGCAAGAGATGAAACTAAGGTTAAAGACAAGTAAAATAGGTCCACACTTAAACAAGAAGAATAAGCGTCTCCGCACCATCCCTAAAGAAGCCTACGATGTATTCAAAGAAGCAACACCAGTAAGAAGTGGTAATGCTCGCAGAAAAACACGACTACAAGGCACAGTAATCAAAGCAGACTATCCTTATGCACAACGATTAGACGATGGTTGGAGCAGACAAGCTCCACAAGGGATGGTTGACCCAACTATAAAGTTTATCAAGTCAAAGATAGCGGAAATATTAGGATAAGATATGGCAACTATTAAGGACAAATATGTATTAGACATTGACACCAAAGGTGCAACGTCCAGTATAATGAGTATCAAAGGTGCAATGGGCGCACTAGCAGGTGCTCTTGCAATACGTGAACTTGTGCAGTTTGGTGCTAGTATTGTTAGTGCAACTACACAGTTTGAAAGATATCAAACAGTCCTAACAACGTTCTTAGGAAGCCAATCAAAAGCCAACGCTGAACTTGCACGCCTTAAAGACTTAGCCAACAGTTTACCACAAGACTTAGCAGACGTTACTGAAGCGTTTGTTATCTTTACACGATACGGATTAGACACATCAAGTGAAGCCATTAAAGCGTTCTCAAACATTGCTACTGCAAGTGGTAAAAGTTTAGAACAACTAGGCGAAGCACTTGGTGATGCAATGACGGGTCAATATGAACGTCTAAAAGAATTTGGTATTAAAGTATCAACAGAGAATAACAAAGTTGTTGCACGTATTGGTGAGGACATTGTTGCCACTGGTAGAACTGCAACTGAATTAACTAGAAACTTAAAAGAACTTGGAAACACACGATTTGGTGGAGCGGCAGAAGCAAACGCTGGCACATTAAGTCAATCAATGAGTAACCTTAAAGGTGCTGTATTTGAAGCACAAGTTGCTTTTGGTGAAGGGTTAAAACCAGCCCTTATTGAAATTACTACGTCGATGGCGGAACTACTCCGTCAAAACGAAGCCCTTGCTGAAAGTTTAGGTGCTGGAGTCGGCGAAGCATTAAGAGTAATTGCCGGCGGTGCCAAATTCCTTGCTGAAAATATACATCTTCTTACAACTGCTCTTACTAGTTTTATAGTAATAAAATCAGTTCCGTTCTTAATTGACATTGCCAAGAAGTTCTTTGCGTTAGGTGCGGCGGTTAGCGACTTAGGCGGACCAATGTTCCGTGCAAAGGATGCCGCTAAAAACTTAATTGGTAGTTTATTAAAGTTTGGTATTGTTGGAAGAATATTTGCCGCATTTACAGGTCCTGTTGGGCTTGCTGTTGCTGGCATTACTGCATTAGCCGCTGGATTTAAAGCATTAGGACCAGTAACTGTTGAAGTAAGTGGATTAACAACTACATATGGTGAAATTGCGTCGGCTGTTTTCTTTAGGGTTAAGAAGGCTGTTGTTGCATTAGCCACTGACATTAGAGAAGGACTTGGCAAAGCATTATCGTTTGTTACTCAGAAAGTTATGAACTTTGCTCGCCCATTAGTTACTGCATTAAACCTTATGTTAGAGAAAATGTATAGTTTTGTTAATACAGCTATTGGTCTATTTAAGGGCTTTATCCTACAGGTTACAACAGGCATTGGTGACATTCCAAGAATGTTCCTTGCGGTGATGAATGCTTCATTAGGTATCATTGGTGACTTTGTTGGTAGAGCAGGATCACAAATTGGCGAACTATGGGATTATATCTTTAGTGGCGGTGATGATGCTATTGAAAACAGTTTCACAGGCATTGGTGACACCATTGATAAACAACTTGCAAAGATTGGATCAGAGTCAAGTGTTAACTGGAGCGAGTTAATAGGTGCAGACCATATTGGCAATGCTGTTGACGCAATAACTACACCATTACGTGTTCTCATTGAAGAATATCGTGAAGAACAAGAAGCACTTGCAAATGTAGGCAAAGAATATGATGATCATATATTACGTCTAGCAAGAGCCGCTGAGTTGGCTGAAAAGATTGCCAAAGCACAAGCAAAAATTAATGAAGCGATTGCAGAAGAAAATGAACTTAGAGCAAAATCACTTGCTACATTCCAAGGCACCTTAGACAAGTTTAACGAAGAATACAAATTTAGAACTTCATTAATTAAATTAACAGACGATCAAAGAGAAAAAGAAGAACAGCGTTTTGCATTGCAACAGAAGTTAGCAACTGCAATACTTCCAGTTCAAACAAGAATACTTGAACTTGAACAGTTAAACACAGACGCATCTAAAGCAAGAATCAAAGTTCTTAAAGATAGCATTGGTGACATTCAAGAAGTTTATGAAACAGAACTTGGCTACTTGGATAAAATGGTAGATGCAAGAAACACAGAACTTAGACTCAAACGTGAAAGCGACAGTATTGATCAAGCAAGACTATCAGCTTCAGAAGCAATACTAGAAGTTCAAGAAAGAATTAACAGAGCAAGTGAAGATGCAAGTCTAGGCGGACTTAGTGGCATCAACAGAGAGCTCAAAGAAATTGAATTAAACGAATTAAGAATAGCAAGAGCCGCTAAGACACGTATTACAGCACAACTTGAAAAAGGTGTTGATGCAAATATTATTGCAGGCGAACTTGCAAAGATTGATGCTATTACTAAACAGGCTATTATGAAGCAACAGGACCTTGCTAAAACAGCTTATGAAAATTCAAGGATGTTTAGCACTGGTTGGAAAAAAGCATTTGAAGAATACGAAGACAATGCAACTAATGCTTCAAAGTCAGCACAACGTATATTTGAAAAGTCAACCAAGGGTATGGAAGACGCCATTGTAGGATTTGCTAAAACAGGTAAGTTTGAATGGAAGGGATTTGTTAACAGCATCTTAGAAGAATTGTTAAGAAGTCAAGTTCAACAGTTAATTGCCAAGACATTTGGTGGTTTAGGATTGGGCGGGGGCAGTGGCGGCGGCGGAGGACTGTTTGGAGGGTTCTTTGCAACAGGTGGAATGATTCCCCCAGGGCGTTTTGGTGTTGTCGGAGAGAACGGTCCAGAACTAGTTAGTGGTCCAGCAAATGTGACACCTAACTTAGGCGGTGGCAATGTAACTTACAACATCAACGCCGTAGATGCAATGAGTTTCAAACAGATGGTAGCACAGGATCCAAGTTTCCTGTTTGCCGTTACTGAGCAAGGTAGAAGAACTTTACCGCAAACAAGAAGATAAGGTAGATAGATATGTCATTTCAATATGTAATAGATAATGCAGAAAATATAAGCATTAGTAAAAGAAAAAGAATTGCTCAAACTGTATCGCGAGCTGGTGTTGTTAAAGCAACAAGTGTTGGCGGTCAAGTATACGAGTTTAGAGTTCAACTACCAACAGGTCCTAGATGGAGCGATAACAGAGGCTTAATTGAAACTGTTGAAGCATTGGATAGAACTACTGTTGACAACATACAAATTAATAAAACAGCCCACAATTACATTAGCGGATACCAAGGCAACTTGTCAAGCACAAGTGGAATAACCGTAAGTTACTCAAGTGGCAATACATTAACAATTACTGGTGGTGCAACACTAGGCAGTGGCTTTAGATTCAAAGCAGGCGACTTTATTCAATTAGGGTCATCTGGAAGTGTTTATAACATTGTAGAAGATGTTGCATTTAACGACAGTAGTATTACAGTTCATCGTCCAGTTAGAGAAACAGCTGGCAACTATACATTATTAGTTGGACAAGATGTATCCTGGAACGTTATTTGTGTTGAAATGCCAACTTGGACTATCTTTGGTTATGACCAAGTTTCTTGGAGTGGCGGCTTTGTGTTTGTGGAGGCTGTTTAATGAGCATTGATTTAAGTTCGTATCGTGACATTCAAACTAACTTATTTGTTAAAATGGATGTGCCTGGATATCAAGTATTAACATTCAGTGATTACCATAAAGACTACACTATTGGTGCTACAACCTATCAAGCCCTAGGCGAGTTGTTAACAGTTACTAACACAACTGATGAACTTCGTGCAAGCCCAAGAGATTTAACAATAACTATTAGTGGTATTCCAAGCGGTAATGTTAGTGAAATATTAAACAATAGAATCAAAGGTAGCAATGTAGTTGTTAGTAGAGCATTCTTTAATTCAACTACTGGAGAACTGTTATCAATAGCAGGAAATCCAGCAGGTAAGTTTCACGGCATTGTAAGTAACTTTGAAATTGCAGATGAATTAAGTATGGGCAGTGACTTAGGTGCAATTACAATTTCAATAACTGTAACCAGCGTTGTAGAATTATTAAACAATAAAACAAGCGGTCGCAGAACTAACCCATCAGACTTTCCTACAGAATCAAGTATGAGTAGAGTAAGTGCCCTTGCTAAATCTAACTTTAACTTTGGAGCGCCACAATGAGTTTCTTAAGCGGTATAGTAAACTTTGGTAAAAGTGCTTTAGGTTTCTTAGGTGGCAACAGCATTGGAAGTAGTTTAGTTAAAACTGCATTGCTTGGATATGCTGTTAACAAGATGTCTAAAAGTGTTCTTAAAGAAAATGACACTAAAGGAAGCGGAAGCACATCAAACATTGACAAGGGTGTTAGACTTCAAGTAAAGCCTAACGCAGAAGCAAAGATACCAGTCCTTTATGGCGATGCATTCTTTGGAGGCAACATATCAGATGCCGCTATGACAAATGCCAACAAGACAATGTGGTATTGCTTAACACTTGCTGAAAAGACAGGCACAGCTTTGTCAGGCGGTGCAACAACTTACACATTCCAAGATGTGTATTGGAATCAACAACGTATTGTATTTCAAGCAGATGGTATTACTGCTGATTATGCTGTTGATAGTAATGGAACAATTGATAGAAGTATTAGTGGCTTAGTTAAAGTCTATCTATACGCAGGGTCAAGTTCCAATGGACAAATTCCAACTGGTTATAGTGGCACAGTTCCAAACTCTGACACAGTATTTCCTAATTGGACCAGTAGCACACATCCAATGACAAATCTAGTATTTGCGTTGGTAAGGGTTGATTACAACCGTGAAAAGAACGTCACTGGTATTGCTGATATGCTATTCCAAGTAGAAAGCAGTATGAAGAAACCAGGTGATGTATTATATGATTATCTAACTTCAACGGTATATGGTGCGGGTATACCAACAGTAGAAATAGACACCACAAGCGTGTCCGCTTTAAACACCTATAGTGCAGAAAGCGTTTCATACAATGACGAAGGCACTGGAGCACAAACACTTCCAGATAGATATCAAATTAACGGTTTAGTTGATACAGACGAAACTGTATTAAGAAACGCAGAGCAAATATGTAGTTCAACTGCAACTTGGTTAAGTTATGACACCCACGAGGGCAAGTGGGGAGTTGTTATTAACAAGGCAGGAACTACAGTTGCAAGTTTCAGCGATACAAACATACTAGGCAACATTAGCGTTGGCGGCACAGGACTTCAAGACTTATATAATAGTGTCAAGGTAGAATTTCCACACAGGGATTTACGTGATAGTGCGGACTTTATTAAGATTGAAATACCAGCAAATTTACGAAACGCTAATGAACCTGACAACACATTAAACATCACTTACGATAATATCAATGAACCAGTTCAAGCAGAACAGTTAGGATTTATTGAATTAAAGCAGAGTCGTGTTGACTTAGTAATACAATTTGAAACAGACTTTAGTTACATTAATCTAAAAGCTGGTGATGTCATTGATGTCACTAACGATAGGTATTCGTTTACTAGCAAGTTATTTAGAATTGTTACAATTACAGAACGTCAAGACAATGACGGTGCTTTAATGATGGAAGTAACAGCATTAGAATACGATGCTGATGTTTATAGTGTTTCAAATATTACTCGATTTACTAGAAGTAGTGCAAACGGTATTATTAGTATTGGTGCTATTGGAACTCCATCTACTCCACAAGTTACAAAGTTTGAAAGAGCAAGTCGTCCTCGTATTGAAATTGAAGTAAACACACCGACTGGTGTTGTTGAAGGATTAGAATATTGGGTATCATTTGATTACACAGAAACTGACGATACTTTGCGTAGTTACACATTAGTTGGAACAAAGAAACCACTTGGTGGTGGAGTGTTTACAAGTAGCACTCAAGTTGTGTTTGAATATGCAAATCTTAATGCACAAAACTTTTATGTCAAAGTTAGAGGATTTAACACAACAGCGGTTGGTCCTTATAGTAATGTAAGTGGCCTAGTTGAATTTATACCTGAGCAAGTTCCAGACGCTATTACACCTGACACAAGTATTTTAGATTCAACTGGAGGACTTGCAACTGCATTAGGCATTGTTAGTTTGTTAAACAACATAGATGGATTGTTTGGATCATCGCCTAACCAATCAGGCGGATTGTTTAGTAAGATATTTGATGTGTTCAATGACGAGACTGGTATCGACTTAGTTGGCGATGCGGCCGCTGGCAATTTAGTAGTTGCGGCAAACATTGCAGTCCAAGAAGAAGGTGCTAATGTAGTAAGTCAGGTATCAGCAATTAACTTTGTTGGAGATGACCTTACTGTAACTGCTAACGGAACTGTTGTTACAGTTACACACAATGACACTCACGGTGGTGGCGGCGGTGATGGTGGTGATGGTGGCGGAACACCTCCTACTCCAGCCTTAGTTGTAAGCACAACACTACCTCCTGATAGAACAACATATCAAGCCGGCACATCAGTTACTCTGCCAAACCAAGCAACAATTACAGGCAGTTACTTTATATCGTGGAGTTATAATAGCGGAAATATCTTTGGTGCTATTAGCTTAGGAACAGGCAATGCTAAGTTATACAAAAGTGATGGAACTTTAGTTCAAACATTAGCCGCAATAGCTTGTAGTGTTAGTGGCAATACTTTAGAATTACCGTTTTCAAACAGAGACTTAAAAACTGATTATTACATATTATTAGATGCAGGATTAGTTACATATTGCGGAATTAATAGTGTGGCTATTGACAGTCCGTTATCTTGGAACTTTAATACACCTAATGTTTCTAAACCAGCATATGCTATGTCAGGAACAGGTGCTACTACTAACTTTTCAATTACAGCAAGTGTTGACACTTGCGGAACTACACTAACTGTTACCGGAACAGGTATTACAGCAATGGCCACTGGTAGTAGCATAACAATAGATGGTGGAGCAAATTTAGGCACACCTACAATTTCAGGAGTTGTTGCAAGTATTCCAATCAGTGGAACAGCAACGTCAACAACTTATAATATTACACTACCTGATGGTGCATTTACTGGTGGTGATTCTTGTTTTTCTGGAGCAACTAGTGGTGCTAACACAGTTAGTTTTACCATTGGCGTTAATATGTTATTGGTAGATTATCACACAAACAGTGGGGTTTTTGAACCAACTGCTCTTGACACTAACGTTAACGCCCAAAGTAATATTCGACTTGAGTTTAATCAAAATGTTACTTTAGGAACTGGCAATATAAACATATACACAATTAGCGGTTCGTTACATCAACAAATACCTGTTACAGCAAACTTTGCCTCAGACAATACAAGTGAACTTATTTGGGCAATTGGCGACTCAGTTTACATAAACCCAACAGTGGATATGATCAAAGGCACACCTTACTATATACTAGCAGACGCCGGAAGTGTAGTAGGAACTTGCTCTACACCTTGGGGAGAAACATCGTCTAGTGCTATTGCGTGGACAGTTGATCCAGGCCCAAGTATTGCAAGTGTTGATCCAATTGGATCAACAGGAGTTTACGGCAATACCAATTCTGTTAATGAAACAGGACTTGCATTAAATATAGATAGAACTGTTACAGTAGGCACTGGGAATTATGTAATCTACGATAGTAATAATACAGTAGTTGCAACTATTCCATCCACAGATCCTAGAATAACATACGGAGCATAAGATATGAAGATTACAGTAGATACCAAAGGATTATTAACTTGGTTACCAGGAGAAACTTACAGACTTGAAATTGAGGCTGGAGCAATTATTGACAGTCTAGGTGATTCAAACCTGACACTTACAAATGCAAGAGCTTTTACAACTAACTCAACAGGACCAACAAAGTATGATAGTGTTCCTATCAATAATGCTGTTGACGTTATATTAGACAATGAAATAACAATACAATATAACAGATTCCTTGAAGCATCAACTGGAAGTCTTCATTTATACAAAGTAGGTTCGCCTGATGTATTAGTTAAAACATACGTTGCCGCCGATATAGAAGTAGATATACACAGTGACAAAATATATTTAGAAACTTTTGGATTATTAGAAAGCGGGCAATCTTATTATGTGCTTGTTGATAGTAGTGCAGTTACTGATTTAGACGGATTTGCCGCTCCAGCAGTAACAAGCACAACTGACATTTCGTTTACTACAAGTTCTACACTATTTCCATCACAAAGCACCTTTTATGTAGCAAACACAGTAGGTGAAGGATCTTATCTAGTTGATTCTAATATACCAATAGGAAACACTCCATTAGTTGCACCAACTGGCAACAACATTAATTTCACTGTTCAAGTTGTATCTAATCAATCAGCAGTTGATAATATTGAGTTTGGCGCATATGCAGACTATGAACTATCCCAAACTATTATTAATCCTGACCCTGACACTTACAACGCCGGCGGAGTTCAACTTGAGGGCTTTGGTAGCCAAGTGCAATTTTCATCCGATAATTTAACAATGGTTACTTCTGCTTACCAAGATAACAGCATAGGCGAAGTTTACGTTTATACTAGAAGTTCAACTAACGCAAACTTTACATTATTTCAAACAATTCAACACAGCGGTGGCGGAGTAAGTAGCTTTGGTAGAATAGTGCGATTAAGCGACAATGGAAAAACTTTAGTTATTGGTTCCGCTTATAAAGCACACATATTTAGAAGAGGAACTTCTGGAACTCAATACGTCCAGGTTACTGAAGTCTTTCCAGGACCTGGAGCAGACGGAATTGATGCATTCCAAGCAGACGTAATGAATGTAAGTGGCGATGGCATTTGGGTTATAGTATCTAAACAAAATTCATCACACAACTATAACACTGATGCTCCTATACTAATGTTATACCAATGGAATACTACTGCTGTTTCATATAATTTTGTTAGAAATATATCACTAAGTGAAACTGGACTTACTGGAACTACAAGTGGACAATTAAGAAGTGTTAAGTTAAATTATTATGGAAATAAATTTATTGCTCCATTTACAACTTATACATCTGGAACTTTTACTGCAACTGGTTACAATGTATTGCATTGGAGTATTTCTAACTACTCTCCGTGGGTCGCTGTTTCAAACTACATTGCTACTAATGTCGACGGCATTCTAAATAATAGTATATCTGGCAATTATTCGTTAATCAATAATGATCTTTATGACAGCTTTGTGTATGATCAGTCCTTAACAAACGATGCTAATAATCCAGCATTCTTAACAAGCATATTTGGTAAAATTGTTTCACAGCGCCGTATATGGGATACATTTAATGCTGGCGCAACTTGGGTTAGACGTAGTGAATATTTTAATTTTCCAGCAACGTTATCCAGCGATGCTCAGATTTACGCTATTAGTCCAGACGGTGAATACATTGCCGACGTTCCTACATATCAAGAACTGAGCTTTGAAATTTATCAAATTAATCCAACTATAAGTTTTCCTTGGGATAATACTACAAAAACACTAACTATTAATTCTACAGATAATACTGTGGCAAACATCCTCCCAACATTAAAGTTAGACGTTAATGCAATTCCGTCTTCTTATAATGGAGAAATAAAATTAAAATATACGTTTGATACTACTGTTGCAGGTGGTGCAGGCGTTGGAACATTATACAGGTATCAACGTGCTTATGATGGAATACGTTATAGAGTAGATCCAATAACATTATCAGTTAATACATCACTAAGTGCATTAGGAAATACTAGTAGCACACTAACATCAACACCTAACACTCAATTTTCGTTAGTATGTAGTGGTGAAATTACTTGGCAGTTTATTACAACTACACCAGGTTACCAAACTTACGGTCCACACGATTCGGCTGGTAGTGACAACTATTACTTTGTCCAAGAAAATTTCTCAACTGCCAGAATTAGATCTATGGCAACTAGTGCAACTATATCTAACACTACATATACTAGAGATTATAGCTCATCAACCAATTGGTCAGCAATGACTGATACTACTTTACTGTTTAACGACAACAACTCTAGCACCACAAGCCTATATAATACTGTAACCGGAACATTGATTAGATCATATGGTGGAACAACTGGTGGAGACATTAGCACCAATGGCAATTATGTAATTGACAACAAAGTATATAACAGCGCCGGATCTACATTACAGACGCTATCGGGTTGGAACGCTAACCGCCTGGCAAAAATAAGTAACAATTATGTAGCACATCTTCCAAATACAACTACTTTAGCTAATGGTGCCTATGTATACCAAGCAAAAGTCATTAATATATCCGCCGGAACATCATACTTAATTAATCCAAGTTCGTCATCTGTAACCATCAGTGACATTGCTGTGTCAGACACACACGTTGTTGTTGAAGAATATCATAACTCAACATTTGCGAGAACATCACGAATAATTAATGCTTCAACTGGAGTGGATGCGTTTAGTATTAGTAGACCCAGTGGATTCCAGGACATTGCCGCCATAAATTCAAAATATGTTATAGTGAAAAAAGGAACCTCTGCAAATTCTTACTATGAGGTTAGAAATATGGCAGGCACATTATACAGAACTATATTGCTTACAAGTATGGGTATTGCCAATAGCAACACACAAACTAAGATAATAGATATGTCAGAAAATGCTTTATATATTTCAACTAAAATACAAACAGACGATTGGCGATTAATAAAAGCAATAATTTAATCTTTTATTGCCTTTTTTGAACGATTATTTAAGATTTTGCTAAATACATTGCAAGAGAAGAAAACAGACAGCATTGTCTGTAATAAACAAAAGCAGACAACAACAGGAGATAAATTATGTCAGCCGCATCAGATCACACAGAAAACCTAGCCTTAAACTATCTATTAACCGCAAGTTCGGTAGCACGACCATCCGTTTGGTATGTCGCATTATTTACATCCGACGCTGGTTTAGAAGCAGGCAATATAACAGGTGAATGCAATGGAACAGATTATGTTCGTAAAACTGTCGCATTTACAGTAACAACCAACTCAGCAACTAATAACGGTGCTGTAACATTTGACCCAGCTGGTTCAGGTGGTTGGGGAACAGTAACTCACGTTGCAGTAATGGACGCCTCAACATCAGGTTCTGTTTTGTTCCACGGCGCGGTTACCACCAGTAAAACTCTAGACGAAAATGACACTTTTCAAATTAGCGACTCAAATTTGACAATTAGCTTAAACTAATATAGTATTAAACTAATATAGTATTAAACTAATATAGCAGGGGGGGTTCTTAGGGGCGCCCTCTGCAAATTAAACTAATATCATAAGGAGATTGCTATGTCAACATTAGTATTAAGAAACACAAAAGGTTCAGCGTTAACCTTTACGGAAGGTGATAACAATTTCACTAACCTTAATAACGATAAATTAGAAAATATTAGTGCAGATACTAATCCTGCCCTGGGCGGCAATTTAACCGGCGGAGATTTTGTCGTAAGTCAAATTAAACTACAAGACTACGAAGAAGTAGTGTATAATAATAACGCCCTTAATTCAACAACTACAATCAACCTTTCAAACGGAAATGTTCAGCGTTACACAGATGACGGATTTACATTTAATGGATTTACATCAGCAGTTGAAGGAGCAAGTGTAACATTAATCAAACATTCAGGATCGAATAATTCAGGCATCTTTAATGTTGATGGCTCTTTAACAAAGAAATTTGGCAATGATGGTGCAACTGCTATAAGCAATACTAGTGCAGACGATATTATCAGCATCATATACCTTAATAACACTTATTATATTTCCATAGCTAAAGGATATCAATAGAATGTTAGGAATCCAGCGTAACGCACTTATTGGGGCTATGGCTTATCAATGGCAAAGCGCCGGAGCAGGTGCTGGTGCTGGTGGCGGAGCAGGTGGCGGAGCAGGCACAAGAACTGCATCAACACAAACAGCGAATGGCCAAGCGGCAATTACTTCGTCACAATTTAAATACGGAAGCGGCGCTTTACAACTTGACGGCACAGGCGATTATGTAGTGTCTAGTTTAACCACCGCCACAGCAAGTGAATTTACGTGGGAAACTTGGTTCAGAGTTGACGTAGATGCTGGCCAAGGCACAGTTGCTATTCTTTCAAACAGATCTGGTGGTTATGGCAATGGCGACATTATGATGTTGTTTAGAAACTACGATATGAAAGTTCAAGTTAACGGGGCGGGCGGAACTGCCTCCTTTAATGCAAACGGAGTTGGAAGTGCGTTAGCAGTTGATCAGTGGCACCACTTTGCATTTGCGAGAGACAACAGTAACAATGTAGCTGTATGGGTCAATGGCTCAAGAGTTGCCAATGGCACGTGGGATGGAGCAGTTTTTGACAATGGCTCAGGACTTGGAATTGGCGCACATAGTGATGGTGGCATTCCAGCAAACTCAGGAACAACTGCTTGGATCGACGAAGTTAGAATTTCAACTGTTGATAGATACGGTGTAAGTAATACAACTATTGCACCTCCGGCAAGTCAGTTTACAAATGACGCTGATACTATGCTATTATTACATTTTGACACTGATTTAACAGATGATGTTACTGGAGCTGGTGCAGGCGGTGGAGCAGGCGGTGGAGCAGGTGCTGGTGCTGGTGGCGGAACTTATACAGTTAGAGCAGACTCTA